TATTTCGCCTGCATACGCCATGAAGATTTATAAGAAATACAAGGCACGCCTCAATGATGGATGGTCACCCGATGAATTGTGCGAAGCGGCTGAAAATTACAAGAAAAAACTGGTTCGAGAGAGAACAGAGAGTAAATACATAAAACACGCCAAGACGTTCCTTAGTGAGAATACACCTTTTGAGGACTTCTTGAATAAACGGGAAAATAATAGGGTTGAGGAATCACAAGAGGATGAGGGAAACCCATTCAGATAGATTGGAGGCATAGCAGATGGAGGGAACAGCAGAATTGTTCACAGGATTTGCAGAGAGGATTGCAAGAGAAAAAGGAACACAGCAGGAAATGATGCGCGAGGGAGATTATATCGAGGACGGTCTTATCCATTGCGGAAAATGCAGAGGGAAAAGACAGACCAGAGTAAAAATCCCCGGCGGTGATGGGGCAACCATTACGGTTCCTTGTATCTGTAAATGCGAGGCAAAGGCAGAAGAGGATAGAAAGAAGCAGGAAGAGGCCAGACAGGAATTACAGCGCATGGAACGCCTGCGGTCAGCAAGTCTTATTGAGAACAGATTGAAAAACGCCAACCTTGCCACATTTCAGCAGAACAAAGATAATGCACAGCTTTATAAGATAGTCAGAAATTATGTGCAGAATTTTGACGAGATGTACAGGAACAATCAGGGGTTACTTCTGTATGGTCCAGTTGGAACCGGCAAGAGTTATGCTGCCGCTTGCATTGCAAACGAACTGCTGAATCAGAAAATACCGGTAATAATGACATCATTTGTAAAAATATTACAGATGATACAGGACAAGCAGGTGGAGGAATCAGAGCTGATAGCAAGGCTGAACAATGCAAAGCTGCTTATCATCGATGATTTAGGAACAGAGCGCAATACGGATTATGGACTGGAAAAGGTTTACAACGTGATAGACAGCAGATACCTCGCAGGAAAGCCGCTGATTCTGACAACTAATTTGATGTTGACGGATATGAAAGAAAACATGGATACGAGATACAAAAGGATATATGACAGAATTTTTGCGATGTGTTTTCCGCACAGAGTAGCCGGGGCATCCTGGAGGATGAACCAGGCGGCGGATAGATACGATGAGATGCGAAAGAGATTATTGGAGGATTAAGCGATGGAAAAAGTAGCGGAGTTGATTTGTTCAACAGTGGAGGACCGGTCAATCATGACTGGAATCCTGGTAAAAAACGGATACACAGTAGGACCGGGCAGAATCCCTAGAAAATCAGGGAAATCTTATGATTACACCTTGAAAATATACAGAGAGAAAGAGGAGGAAAAGTCATGAGCTTAGAGAAAAAGATATATCGGGAGTGGGCGTTTACAGGAAACGAATCGGAAAAAGCCAGTATCAATCGTGAAATTTACAAAGAACTTTGTGAAAAGTACAAAATTTCAAAA